TAGAGCCAACTTGATTAATTAATCGCGCATAATCTTGCGCTTTAAACTTACCGTCTATTCTATAAAGAAAGACATTTCCACTGCGGTAATACTCCCGAAAATATTGATCTTTAAGAGAAATTATATTTACCCTTTTAAACCATTCATAAAAAAACTCTCTACTTTTTCTGGTTCCTCCCTCTAGATAAATATCTGTGTTGGTGAATTCAGACATTATGTCTACAGCATTCCTAAAAACAGCCACGTTAGCATAAGCTTTTTGGCACAACTCTATCGCATCTCTAGCTGTAACTCCATCCGAAGCATATTGATATGGGAGCATACCAACACGGATGCTTGAAAATCTGTCAATAGGATTTCGATATGCTACCCTATTAGTTCGTGTCGAAGTAAAAGTGCTACTACTAGCTTCTTGCCTTCTGGCTTGTGATATATCTCCGTAAGAAGCGTCTGAGGTATAAAAAGGCTCTCCTAAAAATTCTGGCTCAAACGAGTCATTAGGCGGCAAAGAAGGGTGGTCTTTAGCTTCGAACTTTTTCCAATACTCAGCACGTTTTGTGTATTTTCTTTTAGACATGGGATGTATTCCATATTACACCCCAAAGTTAACTTTCAACTTTTAAAAGTTAAGAAATGAACATTGGAGTAAAAGTAGTTTGAATATTCCCGATATCCTCTGATTGCATATCATAAAAAACATTCATCATCCAATTGCCTAAAACCAAAGCAGAATAAGAGTCTTTCCTAGCTTTGTCCGCACCTTTTTGTTTTCTTAGACTAGGGGGTAAGTCAAAACTTTGAGTTCCTTGAACAGATGTGGTAATTTGTATAAGAGCACATTGAACCTTAATTAAATCCATCATATCTTTTTGATGCTCTACAAAATCAATCATTCTAGCTCCCGCACCACCTTTTTCATTCGGGTCATTTCTTAAAAACTTTAAATCTTTAATCGGCACTCTGGACTTTCGCTGAATGTTGTAATCGTCATTCATAGCGGCTCCCGCAAAAAAGATTTTCTTATGATCAAACGCAGATTGCAAAGATTCATTTGCCACCCTAATCCAAGCCGATGTGGGCTTCCTTAGAAAAACAATATTCTTTTGATTTAAATTATATTGATTTTTAAGTTTGCGGAGATTTTTTTCATAATCTTGAGCTTTATCTAGCTCTGCTTCGATTACGCCTAATTTAAGATTCCGCTTTTTAAATATATCGCTCTCATTGCAAGAGTTGACAAATTGCACTCCACCATTATAGTCACCCACAACTGCTACCACATTAAAATGAGTTAACACATAAGCTATGTATTTTATATGTGTTTTTAAGCTAGCTCCAGACAAAGCATAGCTATGAATGACCGTTCCTTTCCTAGTGTCCCTATTGAGCTTTATAAGAAGCATAGCAAAATCATCAGAACTTTCGCTTTCAGACCACGAAGGGTCAAAAGCTAGAATATATTCGTCCTTGGGATTACCAACAACTTCGACACACTGCCCCTCCCCATCTGGGATTGTGCAAGCAGCCATTTTGCTCACTTTAAAGTAACCAGAGCTATCATCTGTAAATATAGCGCCGAACTCTCTTTCAAATTGAGATTCACTCATTGTAGCTTTAGATTGGCTTATTAAGTTTTGATCGTAAAGCTGATCGGGAGCGCAGTCATAACTAAAATGCATTATTGTTCTGTGTGCTCCATCTTGTTTATTTTCGTTTAAAATTAAATTCTCATATTGTTGATATATCTTATACAAATACTCAAACTTGTAAGAAGCTGAAGATAAACCAATAATTTTATTGTTGGGCCATCTTTTCCTCTCCGTTTCTTTCATTTGCCCCTTTTCAATCATTAGAGTTTCTAGGTCATAAATTTCTTGTCTTTCAGTGGGGTTTTCTACGACCGAGAGGAAAGGAATGATAACCTCGTTGTAAATCTTCTCTGGCATCAATAATAACTCATCAATGATCATACGTTGAAAACGAAAACCCCTTAGCTTCTCGCCATCACCTAGAGGAAGGGCGCGAATACTACTTTGACCTATTTCCATGATCCATTCATCATTCATCTTAGAAACCCTAGTGATACACTGAGAAAAAAATGTAGCTTTAGGGTTTTTTGAAATATCTTCGATTTTTTTAAATATCATCTTTGACTGCCTAAAAGACTTAGACAGAATGCCTATCTGCACACCTTGATTCAGGATAGCATCTAGAAGCGCGAAAATGCCCGTAGAGAAGCTTTTAGACATTCCCCGACTCCATATGCCTAAAAAGTAGTCAGAGTCCATCATGGCCTTAATAGCCATATGCTGGAACGGGAATAATTTTACACCCGTAAATAATTCACAAGCGAACGAAGGGTTTTCTTTTAGAAATTTGTAAAGCAGTAACTTTGCCTCATTTTCCTCTAAATACCCCTCGGTGCTTAGAATTTTTTGGTTTATATCCTTGAACTCTCTGTGGAGTTTTTGTTGTCCTTTTTGCCAAGCCATCTTTCTTAAGTTTTTGATTCCAGAAGTATTGAACGTCTACTCGCCAAAGGTTTTTGCCTAAAACAAGAATTTTGGGTATTAACTCTTCGCTCTTTTCTCTTGATCCACTGAACACAATTTGAGAACAGTCTGTATATTCAGCTTGTATCTGTCGCATTCTATGAAACACATATTCTAGATTAAATTTTTTATACCCTCTTTTATTTTCGCCCCACATATCCTCAAATGCTGTTTCCACTACTATAAATAAGAAGCAACCCATCGACCTACACCTTTCAAGCTCTTTTACAAATCTATTATATCCATTTGTCACAGTAGCACAGAAATCCTGGTAAGACTTCCTATCCACGAATGTATAGTCATATAAATTTCCCCCCACAGCGTAATCTCCCACATCTAACTTCAGAGATTCTGAATTCTTGAAATACAATGGTTGCTGTTCTCTAGTGTCCACTAGAATGGTTGTTTCTGAGTAATCTTCTTTAAATTCATTTGGTAGTTGCTCGCCTAACATGGGCAACATACCAAATTGGTTACATGCTTC